TGAGTTAAACCAAAGCCGTAGAATCCTAAACCTGGTAAGAATTTAAAGTGAACAAAGTATTCTATTTTATTTTTTAGCTCGTCATCTTCTTTGTAGTTTCTTCTAACAGAAAGTATTTCATTTGAATTAGCATCTATTGTAACGATATAAGGCAGCTTAATTCCTGTTGGATCGCCCTCATCATCTAAGTCCTCAAAGCCTTCAAGCTCTAAGTTGCAATGTACTTCGTAAAGAAGTGAAACTTCACCGTCATCATAGGATGGCTCCATTCCAGATAGCTTGTCTATTTCTTCTTTGACACCACTATAATCATTAGCGCTTTCACCACTTTCTAAATCTATTTTTCTGTAAAAACCTGCTGCTTGTAATTTTCTAACTTCGTTTTCTGAAATTTTTACAACATTAGTAATTCTAGGACATGACTCTAAATCGGTTGTGTAGTATGGAACAATTAGATCTTCAGGAGCAATAAACTTAGATACTGCTCTTCCTAAGCTTTCGTCATAATAAACTTTCTTAAATGCAGATCCAGCTAACGGTAGGTAGAAAAGCAATTGATCTAGCTCTTCATCAAACTCTTCCATTACATGAGTAATTTGATAGTTCATAAATTCTTTAACTCTTTGCGCTTGTTCTTCTACCAAAGAATCGTAAGCACCTATTACTTGAGTTTTAACTGGGCCACCTGACGGTAAAAGTTCTTTGTAAGCCTGAGCTTGGAATGTTGTTACAGCTTCTCCTAATAAAGGATGAATAACTCCTGACGCACCTTTAAAAGGTTCAGATCTTTCAGCATCAAATCTCATACCAAGATACTCTAATCCGTCTTTGTATGTTTTTTCCCAGTCTTCTCTTGAAGCTTTATCTTTTTCTATTCCTGCTATTAACTCATTAGAAATAACTCTTAATTCTTGATCATCTAATACTTCAGCTAAGTTACTATCAAAATCTGTTTCAACTTCTTCGGTCATGGTTTCGCCTAGAATAGCGCTGCCATCTTCTTGCATTTCAAAACCGTCAGTCCCTGAATCTCTTATTGCTTCTAAGGCAATACTCATGTTTTCTTGACCAAGCGGAACTTGATTCTCTTCGTTTAAAACCGTAGGATTAATTTCTTTGTCTATTGCCATTAGTGTAGTACTCTTTCTTTTTTCTCTATTACAGGCCCAACAAGCGATTCAGACAAACTACCGATAATAGTAATGTTACAATGAGATGCTTGTTTCTCTGCCTCTTCCCAGTTAGGAGCCACTATAAAAGGCCCACCAAAACAAGTCCCCTCTTCCTCATATTCTGTAAGAAATATTAACATCATTTTAATAGTATACCCTTTTTACTGGCGCTTTCTCTCTGTCTTCATAGTCATCACCAAGAGAAACTAGCCCACCCTCTCTGAATCTCATCAAAGCTTGAGTCATAGTATCGCATAGGTCATCATTTTTGCCAAAAGGAAATGACGCACATTCTTCTATCATTTCATCTGCAAACTTTTTTTCTGGAGCATAAACTAAGCCAGACTCAAAAATAGGTGCAACTGAATGCATTCTTGTAGACTTATCATGCCCTCTGGTTGGAGAATAATTAACTACAGGTATGCCTAGCCTTCTTAGCTCATGAGTTAAAGGAGTACCTGAAGCCTTTGCTTCAATCAATACCATATCAGGTTCCCAATATTGGTATTCTTCGTAAGCCACTCTTTTTAATTCTGGAAAATCCCAGCGATCTTTCTGAGCATCTAGCAATATAACGCAATCAGGAGAATCAGGCGTAGGTCTAAACACACCCCACGTTGAGATAGCTGAATAGTCTGCTGTTTCTTTTTTGCTAAAAGCCGTATCGTAACTTTGAATAATATAACTTACTGGGGGCAACGTCTCGCTTTCCCAAGCATTCCACCACTCTCTTTTTACAATTGAGCCTTCTTCAGAAGTAGGTGTCTGCATCCATTGTGCATTCCACTTTTGTACTGGCAAAGATGCTTTTACTTTTTTTAATTCTTCAATAGACCAGAACTCGGGCCATAACGGATTATCTGTTTCAGGAAATATTGCTGGGAACTCAACCACGTCCCATTGGTCAGCGGAGGATTCTTTTTGCTGTTCTAGTAATTTTGCTGTTAGATCTATTGAACTCCAACGAGTCATCACAAGGATAATTGCGCCTCCAGGCTGCAAACGCTGTCTAGGTCCAGAGGTGTACCATTCCCAGCAGGCTTCCATAGCCGTAGGACTCAAGGCGTCTTGCTCTGAGTGGGGGTCATCAATTATAAGTAAATCCGCACCACGACCCGTAATCGCTCCCCCTACCCCCGCAGCAAAGTATTCTCCCCCTTTGTCAGTCTCCCAACGACCAGCTGATTTACTGTCAGCTTTTAATTCTACTTCTGTAAAGATTCTACGATACTCGTCTGTATCCATCATGTTACGAACTTTACGACCAAACCTTACGGCTAACTCACCTGTATGAGTTGTCTGCATTATTTTTCTTTTAGGCTGCTTACCCATAATCCAGGCTGGAAAATAAGTAGAACAAAACTCGGACTTGGTATGACGAGGGGGCATGTTAATGATTAATCTGTTGCATTTACCATTAGCAACGTCTTCTAACTTTTGTGCAAATATTTTATGGTGACGGCCACAAATAAACTCAGGCCACATGTGATCAATAAAATCTAAGAATGTTTCTTGGCAGCCTTCTCGTTTTTCAAGCAACTCTAAGCGTTCTTTTAGAACTAGAGTTTCTTTGATTTCTTGATCAGAAAGATGTGCTAGATTCATAAAGCAGCTAGCATATTATCTATACTAACAGGACCACCATCCTTAAATGCGTCAACGCCCTTCTCTGCAACCAGCTTTCTTATCTCGTCATCAATCTTAACGTAGGTGCCTGAATAAGGTAGGTTATCTGTTTTTTTAACTGTTCCAATATATTTTGTAGGATCTACGCCTAATTCTTTTAATATTTTACTAATTTCATTTGGAGCATCTTTATTATAAAATGACTCTAAAAAATCTGTACCACTTCCACCTTCATCTCCAAGTCTTTTTGCAGCTGAGTCTAGGGACATACCATCAAACCCTCTATCTACGGCTTCTACAAATCTTGCTCGTATAGGAAATTTATACATTTCTGTTTTTGTGCCTTTTGCGTAAGGATCAATTGGGACACCTCTAAATCTATCGGTATTTACTTTGGTAGCTTTTTTAAGAATCTTTACTCCGTTGCCCATATCAAACGTCATTTCATTATTGTTGACCATTTCATTAAAATAATTTAAAGCTCTTTCTCCTGGAGTTCCTGGTCCATACTTTTGCTTCATAGCAGGAGATCCAGGCTTAATAGCTTCTAATTCATAAAATATTTCATCTAAGCTTTTACCAAGAGATTCAGTAAAAGGTTTTCCTGTTGCAGCTTCTAAGTCTCCTTTACTGAGAGTAAATCCACTAAAATCATTAACTGCGCTGCTTGGTATGAGGTCACGAGACTTGGCTTGCATTTTAGCAAGTTTTTCTACGTCCTCTGCAAGAGAAGGAGAATTAATATCTAAGCCTGTATTTGTTATTTTATTTTGTAAATTTATTTGATCTTGAGATAACTTATTAACTTGAGGTACTATTTTGTTGTACTCATTTAAGCTTTTCTTTAAGGCCGCTACAGCTTTGCCATCAACATAAGGAGTAAGAGGGAATTTTTTTTGTGATTGTTTAACAACGTGTTGAATTGCTGCAAATGGATTGTAACCTCGAATGGTTGTTATATCTGCTTCTATTTCATCAAGATTAAATTTAATATCTTCAAAAGATGGCGGTAACCCTATGCCTGTTTCAATTTTTTGATTAATTTTTGTTTTTAATTCATCTGCTGTTTTAAGTTGAGGATTTTCTCTTGCAACCCTAATTGCAAAGTTTCTTAAGCTACTATCCATATTGTCAGAAAGCAAATCTATTCTTTCGTCATCTACTATATCTTCTAATTGATTTGCTCTGTTTTTATCGTATCTTTGGCCTAACTCTCTTGAATAATCCGATTGAATCCTACCTACATTTAAAATTTTATCTCCACCTTTTACAACTGAGGTAGGAAAAGCGCCGCCTATTTCAGGCACGACAAATTCAGCAGCAGCGTCAAAAGCATAATGAGCCTCATGCTCTGGTTTTCCACCATAATGTCTGCCAAGATCTTTGCCTCGTTCTATACCTTTGACGTGATAAGTAATTTCTTTTTCTCCTGACAAATTAACATCAGGATTATTTTGAGTTAATCTATTGGGGGCTACTCTATCTGATGCACCCACTATTTTTTTTCTAATAGAGTCTTGTTGATTGGCTTTAATATAATTAGCTAATCTTTGTCGGGTAATTTTGCCTTGAGGGTTTTTAATTTCTAATTCACTTAAAAGTTTTGGATGTATTTCGCCAGCTTCATCTAGTAAATTTAACAATCTTAGCTCGCCTTTGGGTACCCCAGCTTTTTCTAATGCGTTTATATAGCCTATAGCTTTACCTTGATTTGGTAATTTATTACTGGTATTTATAAACTTAGCAGCTTTAGATGTTAGTCCAAGCTCTTTAGTTTTTGTCCCTGGGTAAACCATCTCATCTAAAGATAACGGTTTAAATTCATCTACTTTAGGTATGGGTAAAGTTTCAGCTACCTCTGTAGTTGCTTTCTTTGCTGCTTGTTCTGCTTGATATTCTCCAGGACCTTTTAAGCCTGTTTTGCCTTTACGAGGCGCGGGAGTATCAATTACAGGGTCAATTGCTTTGATAGCTTTAGCACCACGAAAGATTCTCAATAAAGGATATAAACTAGCAATACTTAAACCAGCCAGAGCGTAGTTACCTGCGGCCCCTAGGAAGTCTTTGTCCTTTACGTTTTTTGTTCCTCTGGCACCAAACTCACCTACTTCAAAGGCTGCAAGTGCGTCTCCGATACCAGGAGAGACACTAATGGCTATTTGATCTACAAATGGAAGTTCCTCAAAATCACGATAAGCATCACGAATGTTGCCTTGTTTCGCTGCTTTTTTAAGGTTTGTTAGTACTTCTTGTCTGGTTGCCATTACAATAAATCAGGTTGGTAGCCTTCTAGCTGTTTTGTTACTTTTGCTTCGTCAACACTCAAACGGTTAAATTTATCTTGAGATTTACTCATTAGTTTAGCGCCTTGAGGTTCACCTGCATTATATTCTGCTTGCCCTCTACGATAGTCCGTTTGTGCTTGTCTCTTTTGTTGTTTGATTCTTTGTAAACCATCATACAATTTTTTAGCTTTCTTTGCAGACAATCCTGCTTTAACAAATGGTCCACCTGCTAGAGCTGCATAATCAATTGGGTCTGTTGGATCAAAAATAATATCAGTTATATCTTTAACTGAAATGGATTCTTCTTGGGGGTTATCTAGTTTTTTTTTTCTAGATCAGAAAGAATATCGTCAAGATCAGAAATAGTTCTTCCTTGATCAAAACCTCTTTGTTGGAAATCTTGAGTAGTTGGATTTGGTTTCATGCTATTCATGATTTCTATTCTTTGTGCGTCAGCATTATTAATCTCTTGCACGATCATGTCGAATGATTCTCTGTCTCTGTTTGCTTCGGCTTCTTTTAATTGGTTTTGTAACATTCCAATTCTATTTTCTATACCAAATAATTTTTGTCGAGGATCTGAATTAAGAAAATCAACCATACCGCCGTCATCAATATTAACGTCTCTGCCTTCAAAAAACCCAGGTCTCATATTTTGTAAATTAAAATCTTGAAATGGAATATCTAATCTTCTAGGTAACATGTTTTGAGCTTGATCTTCTGGACTTAGTTGTTCTCTAAAATAATTCATACCTTTTTCGTCTTCTCTAAGTTCGTAACCGTCAGGTGCTGGGATGTTAGGATTGCCAGACATTTGTGGAAGATTAGAAAA